TCGACAGGTCGAAGGCCTTGAGCTCCTCGGCCGTGAACGACTTGCCGCGCCAGGCGGTGAGCAGCGCGTAGAGCGTGCTCTTCTCGTTCAACGACAGGCCCACGGTGCGGCTGATGACCGCCGGCAGGTCCTTCGTCTCGCCGTCCTTCGTGATCTCGACTCGGATGGACGGGATCTGGAACCGCAGAACGACCGTTCTCTTCGGAGCGAATTGGCCGCCTGGGCTCGGCTGCACGCCGAGGTCCACGACCATATCGCACACGGCCGCGTGAGCGCCGGCCTCGAGGGGCTTGCGGGGCTCAAAGCTGCCGCCGCCCGAATTGCTAATAATCAAACTCATGTCACTTCTCCTTCGGCTCGCCATGATTCTGGGTGGCTTATGCCGTGCCCAGTTTGGAGGGGGAGCCCGCCTCCGAAATCGAATTCTAGCCTACTGCATAACCTCGACCAAGGCCCAGCAGAAGAGCAGGATCAGCAGGCAACCAATCAGCGCGTGGCCCAGCAGCTCGAAGAGCTCGTCCCAGTCGGGTTTCATCGCGGCACCTCCTTTAGCGCGGCTTCAATCCGGTCTAGTAAATCGCCGTCGTAATTCATCCAGACCGCTTTTTTGGCCTCCGCTAACAATCCCCGCAGCCGCTCGTTCTCGGCCTTCAGCCGCTCGGCATCCCGCCGCAGGGCTTCGGCATCGTCCGGCGCGACTGCGCGAGTTCGATAGGCTTCCTGACTCTCTACTGCATCCGCCGCTTTCAATGCCGCACGAACCTCATCTGAGATAAGCCCCAACACCGGCACCGGCGCGCGGGGCAACATTACCGGATGCCCCGATTGTCCATCAAATACCGGCTCCGGGCGCGGCGCGGCGAGGGCGGCGCGAAGTGTTGCCATCAACTCCGCAGTCGGCCCTTGTTTCATCCACTCCCACGCCGGGCTGTCCCACCGCTCAAGCACCGCTTCGGCGGCTTTGCGTAGGTCGCTCACGGCTGCACCTCCTTGCTAATCGTTTCACGGCGAGATAGACTCACCTTCGTAGCGGAGGCTGATTTTTCTGAAACAGCACCAACGGGCCGGGATGCCAGTCTCGGCCCGTTTTCATTTGGGTCGCTCACGGCTGCACCTCCTGCCGCTCGACGGCGGCTTGAATCCTCTCCCCGATCCATCTCATGCATGGCACCGCCATGCTGTTGCCGAGGGCTTTGTAGCGGGGGCCGTCAGGCGCCATGCCTTTGCGCCACGGGATGTTCGTCCAATTGTCAGAAAAGCCTTGCAGCCTTTCGCACTCGACCGGCGTGAGGCGGCGGACTTGCATAGCGACATGGATGGCTGGCTTGTTGTTGCCGCCGCCACCACCTTCTAGGGCGGGGGCGACTTCGGCCTCGTAGCCGATGCTTCGAGCGGCAGCAGACTGGCCCGGCTTAAACGATCCGACCGCCTGCATCACCGTCGGCCCGCTGGCGTTGACGCTGCTGCCGGGTGTGCCAATGGTCGCGGCGACATCGCCCGTGATGGCGCCGTTGTAGCAGTCGGTGCCGACGACTTGCACCACCGCCACATCCGTCCCGGCATCGCTGCGATCCCGCGGCCAATGCGTGACGGTCGGAGCTGCATCAACGGGTGACCAGCCCTCGGCGTCGGTTGCACTCATCGGCTTGTGCGTCTTGGCGAAGGTGGCCACCGGCTGGGCGACCCTCGCGCCTTCGTACCCGCCAGACTGGTGCGACCGCAAGGTGCCGATCAGTTCTTCGCTTGCGTTCTGCTCGCCGTCAATGCCATACGCCACCGGCTGGGCGACCACATTCCGTAGTTGAAAGACGCTCCCCTCGTTGGTGTAGGTGCGCTGCTCGTTGGCGCAGATCGCGTGTGCGGGGTCGTTGGAGAGAGCAGGCTGGGCGACGGCAATCGGATTTCCAACCAACCCATCGCGGCCACAGCTCGGCCCTTTGTGATCCCTGGACGAAAGCGTTTGCGCTACATCTGGGACGCCGCCGTCCGCAGGGCCGCCGCCAACGCCTCGGGCAGCGCCTTGCCCCTTTTCTCTGCTCGGCGCAGGATTCCGGCACACGCTTTCGGACTCAAAAAGAACCGCTGCGGCACCGGCTTGGTCTCCAAGACATCCGACAACGAACACACGGCGACGGCGTTGGGCCACTCCGAACCATTGTGCGTCCAACACCCGATAGGCCCACCCGTACCCCAACTCCCCCAACGCTGCGAGGAAGGTGCCAAAATCCCGTCCTCCGTTGGATGACAGGACACCGGGGACGTTTTCCCAGACAATCCATTTAGGTCTTTCACGCTCAGCGATTGCAAGAAAAGTGAGCATGAGGTTGCCTCTGGGGTCATCGAGCCCTTTGCGGAGGCCCGCGACGCTGAAGGACTGGCAGGGGGTTCCTCCGACAAGAAGGTTAATTGGTTCAAGATTCCACTCCTTGAATTTAGTCATGTCGCCGACATTCGGGACATTGGGGTAGTGATGCGCGAGCACCGCGCTCGGGAACGGCTCAATTTCGCTGAACGCAACGGGCGTCCAACCAAGGTCGTGCCAAGCAACGGTCGCGGCTTCGATGCCGCTGCAGACGGAGAGGTACCTCACAGGTCGCCCTCCAACAGATCTTCTAGCGTGCCGAGCACGTCGTCGAATTCTTCATCCGACAGCTGCGACTGCTGGTGCAGCTCGCACCACGCCGGGTCCATCCGGCGCAAAGCGTCACGCAGCGCCTTGAGCATCACCCAGGCAGCATCGCCGCGGCCAAGCAGCACATCCGCCTCGGCGCTGAACCCGGCCGCACGCAGCCGCGTGATGGCGCGCTCGATGTCGATCTGTATCGGCATCTGCTCCAACTCAGACAGCACCATCGCCTCGAACAGGCCGTCCTCTTGTGGCAGCTTCGGGTCGCTCATCGGTCACCCCCGCCGGTTATTGAAGATTGCAGCGATCGCGCCGAAGAGCACGACGACGGCCCACGCTGTTCCAACGATCAGCAGCATCGTCTCGAAAGCGGTCATCGCGTGCTCTCCCAACGGCTTAAAGGTGCCCGCGGGTCGGCGCGGTAGACGCGCGCGCGGCCACCGGGCTTTGGCAACAGGTCACGGTTGCGGCGGCGCAGGCGCCACTCGTAGGCGGCGAGGGCGGTCGCGCCCAAGCCGAAGATGCCGAACCAGACGGCGAGGATGGCGAACCACTCGAATGCTTCGTTGAACATTTGCAGATCCTCCAGAGGGGCGGCTTAGGCCGCCACCTCCAAGTCACGGAAACCGTGTTTGCTGATGAGGTACTTGGCGACATTCAAGATCTGCCGCGCTTCTTCGTTCATGCCAATAGACATCAGCTCTTGCGCGTCAGACATCAGCCCCATGATCCGAATCATCGGGTGGCCGAAACCTTCCGCATCGTCTTGGTCAATCTGCGCCTTCGTGCGGCCGTACATCTTGATTTCTTTCTGGTCCATGTTCGTCTCCTTCTATCGCTTCTGGTCCGGCACCGCGCCGTCCATGGATGAGACTGTAGAGCATCCGAAAACAGAACACAAGCCCCTTTTGTGAAAATATTTCGCTTGACGGGTTGTGGCGTACAAAATACGCTTGTCGGATGAAAAAGCCCACCCCTCAGGCGGTCGCTCTCATGCACGCCATCGACAAACTCGGCGGCCAGACCGCCGCGGCCCATAAGCTCTCGGTTACGCAGCAGGCGGTTCAGTACTGGCTCAAGAGCGGGCGGCTGCCACCCTTGCGCGTGCTTGCGGTCGAGGCGGCCTCTGGTGTATCACGCAAGGCCCTGCGGCCGGATATCTACCCATGAGCCACAAGAGCATCACCAAGACCGGCGAGACCGGCCCCCTCATCACTTACACCGTCTTCCCGGACGTGTGGCCGAAGCACAAGACCGAACACGCCGACGCACCGTGGGTCGAGCTCGTGAAGCTCCTCGCCAATCCGCCCATCCACATGAGCAAGGCATCGTGCCCGCTGCTCTCTCTGTGCGAGTACGGCGACACGCCATCCTCGGCCGGCGTCCTGCGCCACGCCGGCAACGTGCGGCGCGTCTACGGCATCGAAGTCGATTACGACGGCGAGGAGGTCACGCCAGAGGAGGGCCTCGCGCGCCTACAGGCCGCCGGCCTCACGGCGCTGATCTACACCAGCGCCTCCTACACCGAGGGCGCCCCACGCTGGCGCGCCATCCTCCCGCTCTCTGAGGCGGCCCTGCCGCCACAGCGGGCGCTTTTCGTGGCGCGCGCCAACCGCGCCCTTGGCGGCATCGCCTCGCGTGAGTCGTTCACCCTCTCCCAGAGCTTCTACTTCGGGCAGGTGCGCGGCGCGCGGTACAAGTGGCTCGAATCCCACGGCCGATGCATCGACCAATCCGTGGACCTCGAGCCGCTCTACCACCAGTCTCAGAACACCGACCCTAAGACCGGGCGCGACACCCGCAGCAACCAGCAGCTCCTCGAAGCGTTCAACCGCGGCGAGGGGCGCTACGAGGCGATGCTTAAGCTCTCCAGCCGCTGGGCCGCGCGCGGGCTCGACTACGACGACATCGTGGCCGCGCTTGAGGATCTGCTTGCAAACGGGTCGAGCATGAACGGCGACGGCATCGACCTGCGCAGCCGCATCGAGCCGATGGCCGTCTCGGCCGTCCGCAAGTTCGGCGGCACCGTCCCAGAGGTGCGGATCACCCCGGAGCCGCCGGCAGACCTGCCGCCACAAGGCCCGGGCGGGTACGACGACCTGCCCGAGGCGCAGGGCATGGAGATCGTCAGGGAACCGCCCGCGGCCGCGCCTGGGCAGCCGAGCCTAGGCTTCACGGTGCAGCTGCGCCATGTCGCCGACATCGTGGACGAGAACCGCGAGCCCGAGTGGCTCCTGCATCACATCATCGAGGCGAAGGTCGTCGCGGTCTTGGCGGGGCCGCGCGCGAGTTTCAAGAGTTTCATCGCGCTGGACTGGGCGATGCGGATCGCCACCGCCGGGAACCCTGTCGCGCTGCTGTCGGGCGAGGGCGGCGGTCTCGGGCGCCGCGTCAAGGCATGGATGCAGACCTTCGGCGGCGGACAGGACCTGCGCAAGCTGCCGATCCTCGCGCTCGAGCGCCCGCTCAACCTCAACCGCGAGGAGGAGATGACGATGCTGGTCGAGGCCATGGACAAGGCCGGCATCCGCCCGACCCTGGTCGTCATCGACACGCTCTCCAAGTTCAGCGCCGGTATGGACGAGAACAGCAACCAGGAGGTCGCTGAGTACCCCAGCAGCGTCTCGCGGTTCATTCGTGAGCGATACGAGGCGTCGGTATTGATCGTCGCGCACTCAGGGCACGGCGACTCCGACCGCCCGCGGGGCGCGTCGGCGCTGATGGCTAATCCGGATGCTGAGTACATCGTGAAGCGCGCCACCCAGCCGCCGAACCATGTCGAGGTCACGCGGCAGCGGTTCAAGGACACCGGCGAGCTGCCGAACCTCGCCTACGAGGCCGAGGTCATCGACCTGGGCGCGGCGGATCGGTACGGCGAGCGGCTGACCAGTCTCATCATGCGCGAGTCGTCGGCCAAGGCCGAGCGGCCCATCACCGAGCAACTGCCGCAGGGCAAGGCCAAGCGGACCCTCCTGCTCGCGCTCCGAGAGCGCCAGAAGAAGGCGGACTCGCCCCTTGTCTGGACCATCGAGGAGCTGCGGTCGGTGGGCAGGGAGTGTGGGCTACCGAGGCAGTCTGTCCACGATGCGGTCGAAAATCTGTTGCTGTCGCCGTTCCTGACGCCAACCGTCGGGGGGTCGAGGCTGGCGGAAGCATGATATGTCCGAATGTCCGAAAACCAACTTTTCGGACACTTTCGGACAGTCAAACGATGTCCGAATGTCCGAGAGACCTATGGTCTCGGACTTTCGGACATGACTCCGGACATTGGTTCAGACATGGAGGAATCATGAGATACAAGGCAAGTCCGTTGCGCCCTGTTGCGTTGGAGCAACATGTTGCAGAAAAACCACTAGCCAAGCGAATGGTCGCTGGACTCGGCGATGAGGGGTTTCAAATCGCCAAGGCGCTCCAGTCGATGTTCAACGCCAAGGTCGTCCACTATCAGGACGCGCAGGGCGAGGTCGGCAAGCGGCCGGGGTGGGCGCAATGAGCCAGGGCATCATCCGGTTCGATAGGCTGGGGCCGCTCGAGTGGAAGGAGGACGACAAGTGGGGGCTCCTGACCGGGTGCGGTCGGTTTGCTGTCATGTCGTCCAAGGTCGACGGGAAGGTGCGCCATGTGCTCTGGGCTCACGGGGCTGATGGCAGGGTCATCCCGCGATGGCTCGGGGTCTTCGAGACTGTCGAGGCCGCCAAGGCCGAGGCTGAGGAGCGGAAGTACGACGACCCTCCGAAGCGGAATGGAATCTACGACCACAAGTCCAAGTGGGCGAAGAAGTGAAGCTCTGCCCGATCTGCTTCACCGAGAACACCGGCGGCCGTCCTCACCAGCACCATAGACTGGCGGCCAGGAAGTCCGGCCACACGCTCGAGGAGCTGGCGATCGCTGCACGGGCGGCCATCGAGCAGAACGCGGTCAAGGCCATCGTGATGGATGCGGTCGATGAGGCGAGGCATCCAGACCATTGGCGGCCGAAGCCGAAGGCGGGCAGGGCGGAGTATCATCGGGCCTATTACTGGCGCAGGGTTGAGGCTCGACGCAACGCGACGAGAGACACCAAGCGCCGGGCGCGGATGTCCAAGAAGCTCAGGCCCTTGATTGCAGACCTGTGCCGTGCTGTAGACTTAGGGCGAATTTCTGCGAGATGGTGAGCCAATGGGACTGAGACAACGACAACGCGGGGCAGAGACCGAGCGAGAGGTCTGCAAGATCATCACGGACAAGACCGGGTGGCAGACCAATCGGATCTTGGGACAGGCCAGAGACGGCGGTGCTGATATCCGCTTGGCTAGGTGGGTGCTCGAGGTCAAGCGGAGAAAGAGCATCGCGGTCTACGAATGGGTCGACCAGGCTACCGCGGCCTGTGCGCCTTACGAGATCCCGGCGGTTGTGTGCCGTGGAGATAAGCGAGAGTTCCTGGTCATCCAGCGCCTTGATGACTGGCTGGCCCTAGTCAAGCCGCAGTTGCCAGAGCGATGAAATGCCCGAAGTGCGGCCGGCCGTCTGAGGTCGTCAAGGTCTACCAGTTCGCAACGGAGGCTCGACGGCGCAGAGAATGCACGACCTGCGGGTTCCGGTTCTCTACGACCGAGCGTGTCTGGCGCCGGGTCTATGCGGATGAGAAGCGGCCGAAGCTTGAGAGACAACCGAGGCGGGTCGAGGCCGAGAGGCCGAGGCGCACCTATTCCAACTTCGACATCGTGGCGCTGGATAACTATGACATGGACTACGAAGATGTCACGACATTTGTGCATGTGAGCGACGACTGATGCCTGGGACACCGAAAAAGCGAGAGCGTAAAGAGCTGTCCGAAAAGACCATGAGCAGCCCAGACTTTTGGGAGCAGCTCTGGAACCATCTTGCCGAGGGGAACACGCTGAGATCGTTTGTCAGCGACCTATCGGTCGTGACCTACTCCGAGCTCTTCAGCCGCATCCACAAGACTCCAGAGCTTCTGGAGCGATACGAGTCGGTGCGCAATGCTCGCGCCCTTGCCAACGCCGAGCGCATCGAGTCGCTGGCCGAGCGTGTCGAGACGGAGCAGATCGACCCGAATGCTGCGAAGGTGGCGATCGGTGCGAGGCAATGGCTCGCTGAGAGGATGGACGCAAAGCGCTGGGGCAACCGAATCCAGCAGGATGTCCAGATCACCGACACGACGCAGCTTCACCTCGAGGCCGTTCGCAACCTGATGCGCACCGTGAGCGTACAAGAGCCGGAAAAGCTGACGCGCGACACCGCAACGGACGCGAACACCGGCGCGCGCGACACATCTGTGGATAACCTGTGAGTAACCTGTGGATAACCTGTGGATAACTTCTGCTCCGGCGATCAGGACGCCGACGCGCATTCTGTCACATCGCGCAAGTCATTGATTCGCAAGGGATTGCACATCGAAGTGCGTATAATGCCCATTATGTTAAGTCGTCCACTAGGCGGTCAGACTGCGCGCAAGTCATTGATTTCCCTCGGAATCGACCCCCCCTCCCCCTGTCGATTGCGCGCGGCGGGCGCGGCCGGCCCGGCAGACCCCCCCCGGCGGGCGGCCCCCGGGGGGCGGGTGCGTTTGCGTAACCCCACACGGGCCGTCTGAAAAAAAATGCAGAATCCATACCTCGACTTCGTAAAACGCTACCACGCGGCCCCTGTGGCCTTCGTGGAGGAGGTCCTAGGCGTCACCCCAGACCCATGGCAGCGTGACCTCCTGCGCCTTCTGGCGGCCGGAGAGCGCAAGGTCTCGGTGCGCTCGGGCCACGGCACCGGAAAGTCGACGGTCGCCTCCTGGGCCATGCTCTGGTTCATGCTCACCCGCGTGCCGGTCAAGGTCGTGGTCACGGCCCCCACGGCCAGCCAGCTCTTCGACGCGCTCTTCGGCGAGTGCCGCCGCTGGGCCAAGCTCCTCCCGCCCGCCGTGGCGGATCTCCTCGAGATCAAGTCCGACCGCATCGAGCTGCGCGCGAGCCCCGAGGAGTCGTTCATCTCGGCCCGCACCAGCCGCGCCGAGCAGCCGGACGCCTTGCAGGGCATCCACGCCGAGTGGGTGCTGCTGGTGGTGGACGAGGCCCCCGGCGTATCCGAGGCGGTTTTCGAGTCGGCGGGTGGCTCGATGTCGGGCCACAACGCGACCACGCTCCTGCTCGGCAACCCCACCCGGACGCAGGGGTATTTCTACGACACCTTCCACCGTCTTGCTGGCGAGTGGAAGAACCTGCACGTCTCCTGCCTCGACTCGCCCCGGGTGAGCGACGACTATGTGCGCGAGATGTCGAGCCGGTACGGCGAGGGGTCGAACGCTTACCGGGTGCGCGTGCTCGGCGAGTTCCCGGTGGCCGACGACGACACGCTGATCGGGCTTGAGCTTGCGCAGAGCGCGGTCGACCGTGATGTGGTGCAGAACCCGAGCGCGCCGGTGCTCTGGGGGCTGGATGTGGCGCGCTTCGGGACGGACTCCTCGGCGCTCTGCCGCCGGCAGGGGAATGTCGTGCTCGGCACGGTCAAGACCTGGAAGAGCCTCGACCTGATGGCGCTCACGGGCGCGGTGATGCACGAGTGGGACACGACCGACCCGAAGTACCGCCCGGCCGAGATACTGGTCGACAGCATCGGCCTAGGCGCGGGCGTGGTCGATCGCCTGCGCGAGCTCAAGCTCCCCGCGCGCGGCATCAACGTCGGCGAGTCCCCCGCCTTCAAGGGGCAGTACATGAACCTGCGCGCCGAGCTCTGGGGAAAGGCGAAGGCGTGGCTGCAGGCGCGCGACTGCAAGCTGCCGCGTGACGAGCGCCTGGTTAATGAATTATCCTCGCCGCGCTATTCGTTCATGTCGAACGGGAAGTTGAAACTCGAGAGCAAGGACGACATGAAGCGCCGCGGGCTGGCCTCGCCCGATGTGGCCGATGCGTTCGTGCTGACCTTTGCGAGCGAGGCGGCCACGGGCAACGGCGCGTACTCGCCGACGTGGACAAAGCCCGTCAAGCGACAGATTCGAGGGGTGGTATGAGGCTATTGCACGGCGACTGTCTTGAGGTGATGCGCACGCTGCCAGATTGCAGCGTCGATGCGGTCGTAACAGACCCGCCGTATGGACTGTCGTTCATGGGCAAGAAATGGGATTACGACGTCCCAAGCGTTGAGATATGGACCGAGTGCTTGCGCGTACTGAAGCCCGGCGGTCATCTGCTTGCCTTTGCCGGCACTCGCACCCAGCATCGCATGGCCGTGCGGATTGAGGATGCCGGGTTTGAGATACGCGACATGATTGCGTGGGTGTATGGCAGCGGGTTCCCGAAGTCGCACAACCTAAAGGACGATTGGCAAGGCTGGGGCACCGCCCTGAAGCCCGCACTGGAGCCGATCACCGTGGCGCGCAAGCCGCTGGCGGGCACCGTGGCCGAGAACGTGCTGGCGCATGGCACGGGAGCCATCAATGTGGACGGGTGCAGGGTGGCAGCGGAAAAGGCTACCGGTTGGGGTGGTGGTTCAAAGATGTACGAGGGCGGACTGTCGCGCGAAGGCGGCGAAGCGCGCCCCACGGAGGCCGGCCGCTGGCCCGCCAACCTGATCCACGACGGCAGCGAGGAGGTTTTAGCGGAGTTTCCGCAAACCGCTCCCAGCAAAGCAGCGGCGCGTGGCGGCAGCAATCCAAACCCTATGGACTGGGGCAACGGCAGATCAGACGGTCAAATCGTCAAGGGGCACA